TCATTGACGAACTGGCCAAAGCTGAAGCCAACGGTGTTGCTTCAACTACCCAAGGCGGTTACTACTTCCCTGGTGCCAAGACCAAGAATGCTTCTGGTCAAATCACCTATACCTCCACTGAGTACACCGCTGATCTGCAGCAGTTCTCTGTGCGCACCGACCTTCTGACCGTTGTCAAGGACCTGCGTAAGCGTAACGTGCCGACCTACTCCGATGGTCTGTATCGTTGCATTTGCGATCCCACGTTCATGATGCACCTGCGTCGTGACCCTGACTTCCGTGAGATCGCTCGTTACGCTGGTAATCCTGGTCAAGGCATGTACATGGGTAACCCCATGCTGCCCAACAACTCCAGTTTCTACCAAGGTCCCCAAGCTGGTCAAGGTTACTTCCTGGCCGGCGAACCCGTCATGCCTACCGGCGTGCAGTTCGAAGGTGTTAAATTCTTCGAATCAACCAACTTCCCGACCAAGAGCATCAGTACTTCTTTCACCGGTACTGGCGGCACCTACTCTGCCCAAGAAGTTGCTCAAGGTTACTTCTTCGGTCCCCAAGCAATTGGCGTTGGTATCGGCGGCCCGAACGCTCAGGTCCTCATCAACAACAACGATGACTTCAGCCGTTTCATCATCTTGATCTGGCAACTGTACGCTGGTTTTGATATCCTTAACAAGGACTTTGTTACCACCGGCTTTAGCTATGTCTCTGATGATGGCATCGTCTGATCCTAACCAATACACAAACCAATAAGGAAACATAAATGTCTTATTTATCCGCTAAAAAAATCTATCCCGGCAACTGGAGCAATGCTCTTAACGGCTGGTACAAGAACATTGACGCCAGCCCCGTTGATGGCACCAATGATTCCTCCAAAGGCGGCCCCACTTCGGTGCTGGCTATCCCTGGTTATCGTTACTTCCAACAGCGCGGTTACGTTGCAGTTACCCAAACCTCTGGCGCCCCCCTGGTGACTGGCACGGTAATTGTTCCGTCTCCCTACCGCCAAGATGACACACGCCCCGACATCACGGGCATGGTGATCTCTGGTAGCACCACCCTTCCCGCCTACGTTTATCGTTCTGCCATTTCGGTGGCTTCTGGCTGGGGTGATAACCGCGTTTCTTCAGGCGTGTATGCCGCTACCGGTAACGTGATCTCCTTTGGCCGCGACTCCAGTGGTCCTACCGCTGCTTCCGGTATTGGTGAAGGCGCTATCCAGGCCAACATCACCTCCACGGTTTCTGGCGATGCTGCTACCAAGATTTTCTTCTCTGGTACCAGCGCTGGCTATAGCACGAACCCTTTCCTCACCGCTACCGGTGCTGCAGGTGTTTCTGGCTCTACCCTTTACACCTCCATTGCCGCCGCCACTACCCTGAAAGTGTTTGCCAAGGGTGCCGCAAACGACGCTAGTACTTCTGGTGGTATTTACATCTCGGATGCAGATTCCGCTGCTGGTCTTGTCGGTTACCTTATCGTAGAGGTTTGCTACATCCAACCTGATGTTGCCCCCGGTTACGAAGACATTGATGCCTACCTCCTTGGTCGCACTGTCAGCTGATTAAGTTAAACTAGGACCAGACATCCTCTGGTCCTTATGCTTTACCAGCACAAAAAAACTGGCGCACGCGTCAAAATTGTAAGCGAATGGGATAACGGCGATTGGTTCATGGTCGAAGATCAAGACGGTCGCCTTTACACCGCATACAAAACTGAGTTGACTCCCGACCAGGAAGCAACTAAAAAAGTAAAAACACTTCAAGTAAAAGATAAGGCAGCACAGGAGGAGCCTAGGTCGTTCCCACCGGATCAACGACTTAATATCAACGCTGCTACTGCGCAGATGCTCGCAGATCACATCAAAGGTATCGGCCTTAAAACTGCTCGTGAGATCAAGGATCTTCAGATGTCTTTATCGGGTGAAAGATTTCACTCTCTTGAGCAGTTAAAACAAATTAAACGAGTAGATTGGGAAGCAGTCCTGGCTGCAGATCTGGTACGAGTTTAACCCCCATCTCCTAAAACAATGCCCCTGGGAAACCGGGGGTTTTTTAGTTTTAAAATAATAAAAAGGTTATTGATAATGGCAACCGGACCTTCACTGTATTTAGGAAAAACTGGTGCGACTGGGGGTGTTACTGGTGCGCACGGTCATTTTGAAGTAATAAAAGACGGCAAGCGTTACGGACTATCTCAAGCACGTTCAGATATTGGGCAGAATATTCAATTTCGTTTGCCAGGTAGTCAAGACTGGCAGCAAATGTATAGGCAAAGGGAAGCCGGAAAATTTGAGTTAAATCCAGGTGTAGCTTTAACAGAAGGCATTGGAGTGCGGGAAACACATCCAGTTACTGGTGCAAAAAATGTTGCACATCAAGGAGAGGATTATTCTTTTCCTGAAGGCACTGATTTGCGTTTTATGGGAGGCGGTAACGTCCAGGGTATCCCAAATGTTGGCCGCGCTGGAAACATTTCAGCTTTACATACTGGCCCATATCGTTTAGATGTATTTCATATGAGCAAACTTCCTGATGCAGCTTCTGCTGCAATGTCTACTCAAGGTCCCTCAATTCCCGCACTACCAACTTCCACAACGCAAGCAACAACTGATACACGCACTAAAGATATCCTGGAAGCTTTTTTGTACGGTGTTGGAGCACAAAAACCCAAAACACCAGAACCTTCATTTGCCAATAAACTAGTAACCGGGCTCATGCAAAGTGCCTTGGCACCACAACCAAATTTTCTTTCCAATTACATCAAACAAGAGCCGTACATCCAGGGGCAGGGCGCCTCGACTAATGACTATTTATATGGTCTTCTTTAGTTGATTACTGCGCTTTATAATAAATGGATAGCAAAAGGTAGAAGTGAATTTATCTGACTTTGACAAAAGTAGGGTCAGGTACCATCTAGGGTACTTCACTGTTTCAGTGCCTGCTGGTGACTACGCCAGGCTAGAAGAAGCAATGAATACCGTCCCAGATTCTTATTTTTACGACAAAATTATTATTCAAATTGGTCGTTGTGATACGGCAGAAAAGAAAACAGAAGTTGCCACCTCGCCATCGACACGCCTGGAAAGCATTGCTGGCGACGTTGATCGTACCATTAGATCAAGCAATGCCAAGGAAGCATTAAAAGTTTGGGACGAAATTTATCTATACGAAACCAATAGGCTTGCTAGTATCCTGTACGTACCTAACTACAAAGATCCATTCCAAGCTCGTTACCGTTACGAACGTTCTGGCGCAGAATTTATTCAGGCGTTACCAGGACCAGCAGATACTGCAGTTGGCTCACGTCTTTACTTAAGGGAGATTTGTAGATAATGCCTAACTTTAATCCAATTGGACAAATTGGCGGCTTATTGAGGTCGTTACCAGGTGCATTGTCTTCAAAACTTCCCACGGCTTTGAATCCGCTTGCAACACGAAACCCAACCACATTCCTGGGCCAAGCCGGGAAAATGTTTAATCCTCTTAATCCAATAAATGCAGGAACCGCCGTAATTGGATTAGCAGCTGATCGTTTTCTTCCCGAAAGCTTGCGTGATAATGTAGGAGCATTTATGTATGGTGCCCCAGCAGGAATTGCATATTCGGTATTTGATCAGCCAGCAGGTGCTACTGGTAAAACAGAAGAGCAATTGATGCGGGACTCAATGACGCAAAATCCAAATCGTCAATCAATGCCACAACGTCCACTGGATACATTGGCAACACTTGGCGGTAAACAAGTGGCATGGAAAGGTCCAGACCTTGGGTGGCAAAGAACTTATTCGGAAGGCGTTAGCCCGCCTTCTCTCACCCCAGCTCCACCTAGGGATCTGAATAATGGGTGGCAAGCCGGACAGGCGGGATCTAATATGATCTCCAACGGGGCCGGTGTCCTTGCACAAAGACCCGATGTTACTAACCGCGCACTCTCTCAAGAAGTACTTAACGCTGCTCAGCAGTTCAGTGCTCCTGCAAACGTTCCTCTTCCTGCCTTCTATGAGGGCCAACAGCAACTGGGTAGGAGCATGATGCAGAACGGAACCCTGGTAAGCCAGCTACAGGAACTTGGTGGTGCGCGGGGGATGACTCCCGAGAATTTAAAAACTTGGGCTACAGCAAACCCAGCCCTTGCGTACAGAGAGATTCAAAAGTTAAAAGGGAGACTGTAGTAAAAATGGCACCCACACCACGCATTGGAATTCTTCCCTCCGGAGATCGGCAGGCAATTTTTAATGCCGCAAGGCAATTAAGATTACCTCCACATGAATTTGGCGCACTTCTTTCCCTGGAGTCAGGCCCAAATATGGACCCCAACATTCGTGGCGGTGCCAATAATAACTACTATGGAATGATTCAATTTGGCCCTGGTGAACAACAAAAGTATCTAGACCCTTTTCGCATGGGCAAGTACACGCGAGAAGAACAGATGCCTAAAGTTGTTCAATACTTTCTTGACCGTGGTTTTAAGCCTGGTCAAATGGGTATTGATAGGGCATATGCAACTGTCCTGGGAGGAAATCCAAATGCATCTTTAACACAAAAAGATTCTTTTGGTACTTCTGTTGCAGGAGCAGTGTCTAGTTTTAAGCCGGGCGGAGGATATTACAAAAACGCACAACGCGTGTTAGGGGACATTCCTGATAATACAGGAGTTGCAATGGGCGCACCGCAGCCTGGTGCCGTACCAACAACCACATCTGTTTCCCCTCCACCGCCTGTATCGTCAGTACTGTCTTCAATCTTTGGAGATACCCTCAGCCCAACAGAAGAGAAAAAGTCTTTTGCGCAATCATTTGTTGAGCAAACACTTCAAGGTCTTCTTTCTTCCAATAGATTGATGCCCGCACAGGCAAACCCCCTCTTCCGTTAACGATGGCTTCCTTTGCTGACTACCTAGATACTGGTGCTCTCCCTGGTGAGGTGCGTCGCTCTTCTTATGGCGACGCCTCACCTCAATCAATACTTGAGTACAACCTCCGCAAGAGATTAAAATTTCAACCTAACTCAGACATAGCTGGAAAATATCTACAAGAGTTTTTAACTCTTCAGGCAAACCCAAATGCATTGGCTGACTCTGCAATGAGATTACCAGCAGATTTTGTTGCTTTTTCTAAATTTGGTCAATAGTTGTTTAGGCTCTATAATTAGTAAAAAGTCTCGTAACCATAGTGTCCTCAACCTCCTCGAATAAACAACCCGTATTTATTGACCGCCCCCTATTTGACTCGGTGCGGGTGACCACTCAAATTGTGGGCAGCGCCACAAGCAATACTTTGTTTGTCCAGGGGGGACAGGCGCCTTCCATCTTGGTCGACATGGATGCCAACCTTGGTGAAGACAATAACAATGGTGGTGTCATTGACTCCATTACGATTGCGCGAAATGATAAATATCGTGATGCCGACTACACCATTAGCTCAGGTACGTCTGGCACGGTGATTTCACTGACCAGTGGTCAGCTAGTCTTTATCCAAAACACAGGTGTTCTTGGAACTGCTGCTGGCAGCGGCTACGGTTATTACACCTACACTGGTGCCACTACGTTGACTGGCGTTAATACAAGTTTGATTTTCTCGGGTGGTACAAGTAGCGGTTTCACATACAACGGTGTTGCCTATGGTAATCAACCAACTGTAACTTTTGTGTTCTACCACACTCGCGGTACAACTACTCCCATCCCTGGTTCAGGTGATTACCGTCTGTTGTTCTCTAAAACGGTACCCGCCAATAGTGGTGTTGTTGACTGCAGTGACGTAATGCCGCAACTTGCTGCTCCCATTGCACAAGCCGGTAACACTAACGGTCTTGGTCCTACGGCACCGTTGCGCAATAAAGGCATCTACCTAGAGCGTGGCGATCGTGTTTACGTTGGTGTTTTCCCGGACGCTCCAAATATTTCTGGTTATACACCTGGCGCACACGTATATGCGCAGGGCGGTTTCTTCTAAAACATGGCAAAACGAGGGAGTGATTTTGGTTCCTTTGGGGCCATGGATATTCCCGATATTGGAAAGATAAAACCAATTACAACGGAATTCTCTAAAGGTTCTGTACCAAACTCAATCCTGCGAATGGATCGTGAATCCGCCTGGACCAGGTGGAGACGTGGTTACGAGATTGCAACTGCTGTTGGAATACAACACGGTTTGACGTACCCATTCCAATATCAAATTCCATATCCAGCTGGCACAGCGCCAACAGAAGGCCGTCAGCCCCTCATACTTGGCGTTGTACAGGGTTTCCCAACCGCTGGCAAGGAATTCGGCGTACACTGGACTGGATGCCGCGTAGGGGCCATCCTACGGTTTGATAATGTAGTGGATCGCTTTGGTGTACGAGCAAGCATTGCTTCCGTAACAGAAGATGACGAGTATTGGTACGTAAGACTTTCAGGTAGTTGGAATAGCGCCAATCCGTTACCGCCTCCTTTATACGTACCAAATCCATCTGGGGCACCGCTCAAACCTTTACTTGGCGAAATACTTGAAGATCGTATTCTTGTTGCTGAAGATTCACCGATAACCAAAGACAGCATAAACCCCACTACAGGTAAACGCTATGGTTTTGTCCAAGCTATTTTGATTGACGTTGACGGAGATAATGGCATTTTAAAACTACAAAAGACAAGTTCTTTTGAGGCAACACCTGACAATGTTTATGTAACACCGGCCACAAGAAAACCTACTGCAGGTCGTTACTTTACTATCGGAACGCGTTACGCTTGTTCTTGCCAGGACTTTAGTCGGCGCAGTTACGCTTTTATGATGAATTTAGATGGCAAGGAGCGGCGTCGTTTTCCTTTTACCAAACCATCTTTGCTTAAGTATGGTAGACATGAATTAATCACTGATCAAAATTCTGGCGCCATTGATAACCGTGCCATGACAGATGCAAACACAAATAGAGATCTAACATTAACTTCTACCGCAATTGACAACCCTGGCGTATTCAATGATTTTGGCGGGCGGTACTTAAGGAATTTTTCCGCTGCTCGCAAAGCGGAAGGTCCAACAACCTTTGTTGATTACAAGGCACGCGATAATCAAATCATTTCATATTCAGATTATTGGTCTCCGCTTTTAGACGAGATGCGCTATTGCAAACATATTTATGCGCTTCGTTTTGAAGAAGGTATTTTGCCGCCAGAGCCATCTGATCTTCCAGTGGAAACAGAAGAAAGCCTTGCAAAATGGGAACAAGATTTGGTTTATGAATCTGCTATTACCTCTGAACACGTAAATAGAATTAATACATTCAGGGCACTGGCTCTCATGGATGTACCTCCAAAAAACTTTCAATCGCCGCAAGTTCTACCAATGATGCAAAAACTATTGAACGTTCCTACTTCTTTCATTAGGCTGGAAAACTTTAGAATGCAAGATAAGACCGGAGCGTTTTACAACCCCAGCGCCGGTGAGTTACCTGCTATCTAAAATGCCTGACTTTGGTGAAGTAATTGAAACGCGTTATGTGCTTTCGGAAGCACAATTAAATGCCAGTAAATTTGGTTTCAGCGAGGTGTACTACAGCGGAAATCCAACTGTTTATTCCCCAGGGGATGTAGTACATTTGCCTTATACCACAGGGGAAACATCAAGTCTCAAAGCATTGGGAAATGCCTGGGCAGCATACGCAAGTGGTATCGGCCCAACGTAAAAAGCGGCCCCTTTCACAGGACCGCTCTTGACCCATAACAGGCTTAGTTTATGAGGCTACAGCCATCTTGTCAAGGGTTTTTCGAATTGCATTTACGTTCCAACGAAAGCTGTC